TCAGTAGTTCCATTGCCTTGTTGCCATATGTCGTTGTCATACAGCCCACCCTCTGGCATCTTACCCATGTTCTCATCAACAAGTAGTTGGTTGATGACGTAGTCACCTGCCTTGTTCCACTTGCGGATATCCCTCTCACCTCGTCTGAATGGGTGTTCCAACATGGGGTGCATACACTCATGGGCTACAAGGAACTTGAGTTCCTCATCACTTAACTTCTCGCAGAAGTCGGGGTTAAACTTCACCATCTTACCGTTAGTCGCGGCAGTGGGTACTTCTGTTGTCACTTCAAAAGGCATGTTCAGTGCTATGTTCCCAATGAATGGGTGTTCTAACACTAACGATGTCTTTGCTTTACTCAGTCGTTTCTCTATCTCCATCTTGTTTCTCCTCTTCACGGATTTGTTTAATACAATGCTCTATGTTCATAAGTGATGCCATTAGTATTGACTTCGGCATATGAACAAGTAGCGTTTCAATGAGCATACCAGTCTGCATCTCGTGCATGTTGTCGTACCATACAGTTAACGCAGTAGGGAACTCAGTCTTTAACTTTTTTAGTTCTAGGTCTGTCATTATTAATTACTTTCTCATTAAAATCACACATGTGTATCAGCATCCACCCATACACAAGTATCCCTATACCTACCAATACCTCAACTACGTCTATCCCTGTTACCATTATCACCCTCCACGAGTAGTTCATCACACATCTGTATCGCACTCTCTGATACAGCCTTCACATTATCCTCAGACATACGACATATCTGCTCTAGCAAGGACTTAATCCCTGCCACCTTACACTTACATTCATCAAATGTATGGTATCCAATCTTATCAGCCATGGTATTCCTCCTCCTTAAACGGTGCTGGTAAATTCTCATCATCAACAAACTCTTTACCTAGGTGGTAGTCACCTCCCATTCTTGCTACTGCCTCTCTTGCAGACTCTTCACTAAAGAAGTTGTGGAATGTTAGGCCTGTTGTCGAATCAATTACGAAGTATCTAACTCGTGGTACATCAGTCATCATCAACCTCCTTATCTATCTCTTTAATAATTGAGTACACTGCATCATCTAACTCATCAGCGTACTCCGTGTTCAGTAATGCAACAACATCAAGCCACCGTTTACGGCTCTGTACATTATCTTTGCGTCTTGTTGCACCTAAGTAATCTGTGTATTCCCACGGTCTTGGTGTGTATGCTCTCATCAATGGTGTTAGTGCCATCATAATCTCCTCGATATATTATTAATAGGGGGTTGCTGTGTATACGGTTGCAACCATACCGTTCTATAACCCACACCACCTCGTATGAATTACGGGGCAGGCAGTGTGACAGTGATACACTCACTGTAAAGGATTACCCCATAAATGCACTCATTTTATCCATGATATCTTTAGCCTCTTGTGCCTTCTCATCTCTTAACACTGGGTTGTTCCTCAATGCATCAGGGTGTAGCAACAGTGAACCCTCAACTTGTTGTCGTAAGTCCTCAAGGTTAGGGTCATCAGCAAAGTTAAGGCGTGGCAACAAAGCACACAACTCCCTTGTATTCTCAACCATTGTATCTCTGAAGATTGCCTTAGGGTCTGCTAACTTCTCACTCATATGTTTCACTCTATCATACAGTCTTTTCCAGATGTCTGCCATAGCAATTTCACTCGCCTCTGCAACACGCCTCTCAACATCTTGTTGTATGTTATTGAGTTCAGCATCACCTATCTCAACCCTAAAATCATCACTAGGTACAGGGAATACTGCCATATCTATATTAAACTTCTCGTGTATACTATCGTCACATGGGTAGTCGCTTTCATTGTACAGTCCATTAGGTAGTAACCTCTTGGCGTCCTCCTTTAGTCTACTATAATTGCTTATGAACTCTGCAACAAGCGACTCCCATTCCCCTTTCTCTTTGCGAAACTCTGTCATAAACTCCAAGTAGTTCGCACTAGGTAGCATCTGAGTTCCTTCAATACCCCATGGTAATGTGTTGGTGTAATACTTCTGCCTAATCGCAGTCGCTTTCTTATGCACACTATCAAGGTATCCATTCATAGGCAGTAGGCTCTTGTTGAACCTCCCAGCACCCATTGATGCACCATGCTGTGTCAGTATGTCTTTAGTTACTTTACGGTCATACTTCCTCGCTGTCCACTGGCTGATGTTAAGTTGCACCAGCAGTGCTTTATCTGTTAGTTTCATGTTATCTGTCCTCCTAGAATAAGATGTCTTGGTGCTTAACTGCCCAGTCTGTAAACGCCTTGGTTGATGCCAACTCTGGCTTCTTCCTCGCTGCATAACTGATGCTCAACACACTGAACTCTGGTGGCATACGCTCTGCATAAGTACACACTCTGTTGAAGTTGTCCTCTGTTGCCCTCTCTGCAATCGCACCACTCAAAGCATACAACGTCGCTGGGTCTGTTGGCACACTAGCAGTAGTTGGGTTAAGCAAGATAGCATCTGGGTTAGGTAGTTTCCGATATATCCTTATGAACCCTACGAACTCTGCTGCTGCACCCTCACCAACTGCCCCTTTAAAGCACTCATACTCTGCCTCTGGTGGCACAGTCCCAAGCACATCACTCACACCATCTACCCAACTTCTCGGCGTAGCATTCTGCTCTCTCTGTGGGTCGAAGTCATGCAGTAAGTTAGGTCTAAACCTTATGAACGACACCACCTCAGTCTTAACCCCATGCTCTATCGCCCAAGCACTCCAGTCATCAAGGTGTGTATCAAGGTCAATGACTGTCTCCCTATTCCTAAGGTGTGACAGGACACGGTTAGCACCTGCTCTGTCCTTCTGCCTGTTGCCAGTAGAGATAACCTGCCAACCAGCAGGAAGTTTATGTCCGTGTAAAGTCCTTGCTTGACAGATGTTAGCCAACACCTTCTGCAAGTCTGCACCTGCTTGGTTTCTATCATCGAACAACAGTATCCCTTTGTCTGGTGCTTTACCCTCTTGTGGAAACCACTCTGGTAAACGGTACGTTAGGTTGTCACTGTCCTCTTTGTCGGGGTATAGTATCCCGAAGTCCTCAACCAACATGGTCGGCATATGCAACTCCCTACACTCAACTCCAAGGTCATCAGCAACCTCATGCACTATCGTCGTCTTGCCACCACCTGGACTACCCTCTATACACAGCGTCCTCTGCTGTGGGAATAACGCCTTCACTGTTTCTTTCATTAATGTTGCTCTCATCTTACATCTCCTTTTATATAGTTATATTTTTTATGGTCAATGCCATACGACACCACCATATGTTCACCCCAATCTCGGTGCTGTTTAGCCACCGTCTTATCATCGAAGTATGTGGGATTACCCTCTATATCACATACCATCTGCCCACCTTTGCCCCATCTGAGGCAGAATAACTTTAATTTCTTCATATTACCTCCACTTCCCATTAACCCATGACTCAGCCCTTGTTACCCTCTCTCTAGTAGTCCCAACCACCCCATGTTGTGCCACCTTCTTCATATACAAGTGGCTCTTAATGGTAGTGGCAGTGTTCCTAGGCTTAAGTTGTGTGTAGTGTCGCTTGGTACTCTGCGTTTCAAGTTGCCTATCACCATTCTCAAACCACTCTTTAAGTAGCGTTGAATAGATATACATCGGGTGATGCTCACCATAACTATACACTATGTACAACTCATCTGCTGGTTGCCATAAGTCCTTATGCCTCCATCTCCCGAAGGTATTACTCCCATCAAACGACTGCATAAGGGTGGTGTAGTTCGAGGCATCTTTGTTAGATGTCTTATGTATAACATACCCCTTGATGTCCTCAGCCATCAGTTAGCCCCCACTATCATCTGTTTAAGGCGATGATTAGGCATAGATAATTTAGTGGTTATACCCTTAGCACCGACCTCATTAAGATACGCTAGATACTTGGTAGCGTCAACCTCCAGTGGACAGATGTCGTTGAAGAACCTGCTGAAGTGGCTGAGTAATGCCTGCTTGTTAGGGGTTACCATCTCCCCCATTGAGTCGTAGTGTAGCCATTCATAGTTAGTATCATGCTTAGCCCCATACACCATAGCATCAGCATGAGTATAAACCTTGGTAATGTGAGTGTGTTGTGGTCTAGTTGATGAACGAGCATCAAGGTAGAGTGTGTTGAACGGTGTTAATGCTCGTTGTTGTTGTTGTAGTGTGTTATTTAAGTTCATAGTTATGCTCCCTTAGAACGTAAGAAAGCCCACCTTGACAGTGGGCTTAAAGTTGTTGTTAATAACTGGTTGATGAATTAACCAAGTACAGTAACAGTTGGACGAGATGCAGTAGAGCCATCTTCCTTAGTTGGTAACATTGCAACATATGGTGAGTTACCACGACCACTTAGTAAGACTGGTGATAAGTCCTTCACTGTACTATCCGGAGTAAAGAAGTTAAGTTCAGCAGTATGTGTCTTAGCATATCCAACCATTGCAGTATATAAATCCTTTACATTCTCTTGGTTAAACTTACCATTGTCATTTGCTCTTACAGTGATTTTATTCTTAGTGTTTAAGATTACTTCTACGTTGCCGCTATAAATTCTAGCCATGATATATTCTCCTTAATGATGGGTATCAACCCTTAGATTGTTAGTTAATAACACCATGTTACTAACCATAATGAAGTCTTTTTAATGAGAGTTAAGAAATCTAAAATAAAATCCTCAGCCCTCGACCTCGACAAAAGTCTGCCACGCCGTCGCCGATTTGTCAAGTTTCGACCAGTACACAGAGAAAGTGGTCGGTGTAAAGTGTAAAGTTTAAAGAGATATTTATAGATTAGTTGTAAAGTTAGTAGCAAATAGGGGTGTAAAGTGTAGTAGCAATCGCACGCGCGTATTTAAAATGGGGGCTGGATTTCCATAAATAATCTATAAAAAATGTAAAGTTAGACAAATAATCTACGTTGTGGAGTGGGGTGTATTAAAAAAATGTATCGCTGTGGGGTGCATTGGAGTAGGGGTTGCTGAAAAATAATCTATAAAATCTACAAATTAATTTTTAATGTGGGGCTAAAAATATGTTGGGCTTGTTGTTAGTTGTAAAGTTTACATGTAAAGTAATATATATGTAAAAACATTTTTTTAGGGGAAAGACATTAAAATTTGTAGATTATATAGATTATATGTATTAACTTATATATATATATAGGGACTCAAATCCTTTTGTATCAATGGTTTTGGCTTAACTTTACATGTAAAGTTCTCCAATAATCTATGTGGTTAAACCCTCCTATATTAAGATTACGTTATGTAGATTATTCTAAAACTTTACACCCTTTAGCCCAGTCATAGCAAGGGATACAGAAATAATCTATCTTCTAAACGTCTAACTGTACAGTGTAAAGTACAGGTGTAAGGTGTAAAGTTAGTGTTCTGTTATGAAAAGCGTATCAACATCGAGAGATTTGAGTGTAAAGTGTAAGGTTATACCTCCTTGACTTTCTACTTTGTACTGTTGGTGTGTACCATGGTATAACCCCCCGAAGTATGGCAAGTATTCTTTAGTTAAAAACTAAGACGTGATTAACATAGGTTAATGTACTTTAATGCAGACGTAAAAAAGCCCTGATTGCTCAGGGCTTAGGTCTTACTTGGTTACCTCTTGTTCACTCTCTTGGCTTGTCTGAATCTATATAACTCTGACTTGCTTGAGAACTCTTGTCTTATCCAGCGTTTGCCATCAATAGACTTTTCAAGTAGTACATATCTTCGTTCGTCTTTCATATCTTACTCCTATTTGTTATAGTAGGGCATTTCACCCTGTGCTTTGTTTTTCGTTGGACTAGGCTAGTTTTTCAATCTTACTCTTACTAGCGCCCTTCTCTTGCTTAGGCAAGATGGTGAGTCTTGGATTTCCGTATCGGTCTGCCATTAACACTGCATCGATACCGCCATCTATTACAAAGTAACTCCACTTGTGAACATCTGCCTTCATCGTATCTGCTAACTCCAGCATTTTCACCTTCAACGCTTCTGCGTTTTCGTTACTCCAATCACCCTTATCATCTCTTTTAAGTGCGATTTCACCTTTGGTGTTTTTAATGATGGACACCATACCCTCATATATTCTACTCATAATATCTCCGTGAGTGTTTACGAGCCAACGAGATTGTTGACCCGTTGTATCAAGAGAAGCGGTTGCTTTCTCGATGGTTCTAATCTGCCATACTTTTACTGATTTGTCAAGTTTGGGTTGATATGGAGTCAATTAGCAATCATATACCCAGTATAGGTTTCAGAGCATTTAGGGTGCATACTTTGACCCCCCGAGCATATAAGTATTATTTGTTAAGAACATAAACAACAGACGAAAAGAAACCCTGCTTTCGCGGGGCTCTTGGTTGGTGTCTTAGATAAACAATGTGTATGCTGCGTATGCGTATAAGCCTAAGACTGTTAGTGCAGCTAGTATTACTGCGTTGATTAAGATATTCATATGTACTCCTTGGTTGGTGAGGGCATCTCTGCCCTCAGGTTATTATCTAAGTCTCTCGTAGTGCATTTCACCGTAAGTATCTTTGTATACTTTCAACTCACTTTCAAGTCTATCTATGTTGTCTCTAAGCATATCTATATACTCTCCTGCATCATCCACATCTCTTTCGTGTTGCTCATTCATACTCTTTAGTGCGTATGATAGTGATATGTCTGTGCCAGGATAAACTTGAACCTTCTTACTAAGGCACTCCTTACATAGGTTTGTGTGTACTACCTCAAACCTTTCTTCTACTGTTGCTATGTTTCCCATGTGTTACTCCTTTATTGTTATAAAATACCAACGTCTTGTTGATGGTTCTAATCTGCCATACTTTTACTAGATTGTCAAGTTTATTATCATACCGCAGTCGTTTGAGGTTGTTGCACGGACAGGCAGGGGGGGCACTCGGACACGGAACTTTGACCCCCCACCCCTATAAATGTAAACCTCTTAATCCAAGACCTCCAAAAAGTAACGCTTTACACTATTGTATAGTTACAAAAAAATACCCGCCAAAAAATTTGCATCCGCCAAATAATCCTGTTATATTACGGGCATGGATAGATTACCCCTTAATCATACGAAGTGGTCAGATAGGCTAGCGTTCGACACAGCATTGCTCCTAGAGAAGAGTGGTGAAACGTTGGATGAGGTTATTGACCGCCACAAAATTACACCCAGCGAGATGCTGGTGTTCAACGCCGACCCAGTCTTTAGGAAGAAGGTAGAGGTTTATCGCGACGATATCCGAGAGAAGGGTGTGACGTTCCGACTTAAGGCCCGTGCTCAGGCGGAGGAATTATTAATAACATCATGGCAACTTATTCACAGCCCAGAGGTATCACCAGCAGTTAAGGCAGACTTAATTAAGTCGACGGTGAAGTGGGGTGACCTAGAGCCTAAGACATCAAGCCAAGACGTGGAAGCTGGTGGCGGTGTGAAGATTACTATTAACCTTGGTGAGACCACGCATCAGATGAAAGTGGTGGAGCATGACGACACAGACACAGACGCCCAGCTTGTCGACGCTGGTTAAGGCATTCGACTGTAAGTATGAAGAGTTACCAGCTAAGAAGTTTAATACGACTAGGGCCTATCACGACTTTGCGAATGACCTGATAGCCGTTGGTATCTCATTTCGGGTTAAGATAATTAAGAAGCGGAGGCTCAAGCCGAGCTGCATAATGGTTATGTTGCTGCAAGAGGTGGACATGACCAAGCCTGATACACCACCGCTAGAGCCACACGACCACTCGCAGGCTCCTGAGGATACGCCGGGTACAGACAGCGTGGACATAATCGGGGCGTGTCCGTCATGCGGTGTGCTGATGGCTAATAGTGAGTGGTGTGCGTATTGTGGGGAAGATACGGCGGAATTGTATAGCAAGGAGAGTAGGGATGAGTCAAGGCACTGAGATAGACTACACGCCACCGGCTACGGGGCGTAAATTTATGTTGAGTGATTCGCCGATGCGGACACTTATGGGGCCCGTTGGTAGTGGGAAATCGGTGACGTGCTCGTTTGAGATAGTCAGGAGGGCCTGCTTGCAGGAGCCGAACGCGCAGGGCATACGGAGGACGCGAGCAGCTGTGGTGCGGGAGACGGCAAGGCAGCTGGCGGATACGACGATTAAGACGTTTTTAGATTGGTTCCCGCCGGGGCAATGTGGGCGGTACATGCGGACGACCAAGACGTACTTCATGAAGATGGGAGACGTGGAGTGTGAGGTGATGTTCCGGGCGTTGGACGACGCGGACGATGTGGCTAACCTTAACTCACTGGAATTATCGTTCGCTTGGTTTAACGAGTGTCGGGACATTCACCCTGATATTATTGATGCGATGTCTAA